GTGTCCGCTGGCTCACAAAAAAACGCCCACCCTTCGCTAAATTACATCTGGAACAACTTGAGACAAGGTTGTCGTCAGAATCGTTTCCGTTTAATCTACGAGGAATTACATGATCGACTGTATTAGCCTCTTGCCCACAGTATTGGCAGATGAAACCATCGCGCCTTAAAATTCGTTGTTTAATTTTTGTCCATTGCCTCGTAGATCCAGTAGATCGTAATGCACTGCTACTCATCAATAATATCCTTTACGATTATGGAACTGTAATGCCTTGCAAGGTGTGCCATGCCTATGCTCAATATAGCGTAAGCCTCTATCTATTTGCTTAAATGGGTTTGTTTCTTTCATCTTTAAAATTTGTGGTATTCCATAAGCTGATGATTTTGCATTCTTAGCTGTTGGTGACCATCTGCTTTCCTTATTCCACAGCTGCTCAATACAGTAATACTGATCTAAATCATTTAATTCAATGAATGTATATTGCTTATAATGCTGTGTTTTGTATTGACTATGAGCAACGGAATAATCTTTTAAAAAGCAACTGCTAAATGCAATTAGCAATAGGATCGCCCAAACTCTGCGCCTTCCGGGTCTAGCCGTTGGCGACCCAGCTTTTCGACTTAGGGTCGAACGCGTGTTCAGGGTAGCACACCAATGCAAATCAATTAACATAACCGCAGGTCAGACGGCAAGTCATAATGCGCATATCATCTTGCTCTAACCATGTTTCGACATAACCAGCATCCATTATTTAGCTCCAATCAATTCACAAGTATGACATTGCTGATCTACAAATTGCCATGATCCACATTTTTCGCAGCGGATTACAGGCTCTTGAGTGTCAGTTGCCTCTGCTAAATTCTTTGTTCCAATAGCGCAACATTTAAGGCATTGGAATACACGAAAGCCATCAGCTGTGTCGTAGCCATCCATCCAAATGAACTCTGAATTGGCTGAACAGAAATTGCATCTAAACCTTATTCCCATATCAACCTACTACCTTTCGGATCGTTAAGTATTAGAATAACGCTGTGGAAATGATTTGCTTTAGTTTCCAAGCCATTCATTGAAATATAGTTAATTCTTCTACTAGGAATGTAGATTGTTGGATAGCCATATTGCGAATACAAAGCGTGCCTACGCTTGCCACCCAATGCATCTATCGGCAATACTAAAGCTGATGGTTTTTTGGACTTTAGGCATTTTTCAATAACATCATCTTTTATGCTGAATGGTGGGTTCGTAATTAGGTAGTCATATTCATACTCTGAAGTCAACCAATTATCCATTCCAAACAACATGTTGTGATCATGTTTTTGCCCTTGAATTACAAAATAACTCTTGTCCGTATCGAATGGGCAAATAACTGTTTTATTGATTGGTATCTCAAGCAGGAAATACATGAGCGCAACTGTTTCTGGCTTTGTATACCATTCATCAGTTTTTTCAATTTTAGTGATACCGCTTAGATTAACCACCTTTACCAGCCCATCCTGTTCCCTTGAAGATTGAAGGAACTGCTGTATAGACACGACTTAGTTCGAAGCCACATACTTGACAAAGAGGGATTTCGTGCTGCATCGGAAGATCCAATACAATACTCGACCCCTCTCTATCACAAGCGTATTCGTAATTCGGCACTATGGAATCCGATTGATTGAATGACAGGAATAGCATCGAAGCAGATCGCCCTCATGAAGTAATCTGTCATCATTGCAAGTATCACAAACAATCGTTGATGGTTCTACTATAACTCCGTTATCTGTAAATTTCGCAGTTAGACCAGAGCCATCAATCATTATCATGTCAGCCATTTATTCACCTCCTTCAAAATACCATTTTCCATTAGATGTAATCTTTGCCCATTTAGGTTCGCATTGTTTTGCTTTGCATACATAACCATAATATGGCTTACCTCCTTTAGATATTCCTTGCTTTAGAATATGACCATGCTCGCAAGCAGGTGGCTCGTTAGGTGTTGCTGATGCAATTTGATCTACAACTTCGCTAACTGTCCATTGCGCAGGATCATTCTCTTTATTATCAACTGCAAAACTTGCTCTAAGAGCATCTTCAACAGCTGCTGATCTTGTTGCCGGTGGTGAGTATCTGCGCTCTGCTAGTTTCTTTTCATATTGATTTGGCTCAGAATTATTTACCTTAGCCATTTCTTCTCTTGAAGCGCGTTTACCTTTAGCCGCGAAACCAGCATTTGCGAGTGCACGACCGATCGCTGAAGTCTCACAATTTTCCAGTGCAGAAGTGCTATTAACACCTTTCTCTGTAATCGTTTCGAAAGCAAGACCAGTCGCGCATGGCTTGGAATCTGCCTCCGTTTTGAATAGTTTGCAAAATACAATGAATCGAGTGTTTGATGCCTCGATAAGTTCTGTTTCCACTCTGGAATCTGGGTATTGTCCATGCCATTTCTCCAATCTTGTTTCAACTGTTTCATAATCTTGTAAGTTGAACATTAGTCCTCCCAGTTTTCATCTTGGACTGCATCAAGCACAGTTTTATAGACAGATCCATAGGCAATGAAGTCTTTGATACTGTCGTAATGATCTGGGGTTTCACTAAGCCTAGAAACCTTGACCAACGCCATACATAGTGCAGCTTGGTGTGGTGTGATTGGGAAATCCAAATATGCAGACCATAAGCCTGCAATTCTTTTGTGGTTATAGTATGGATGTCCGTAAACACTTCCGCGCTGTTGGATCGTAGTAATGACCTCATCGAACAAGGTTTCAGTTTTTGTCATAGTCAAATACTTGGTCTCGCTTGCTATCTGTGATCCTGCGGTGCATGTCGTAACCATCTTTACGACCTTTCCAGTAACCTGACTGGAATGCATTATCTTTAATTGTTGAGTAAATGCCATAACCTATTACTATCCCAAGCATGGAATAAAGCCATAACCAGGGTGTTGTTGTTTCTATCATGTCGCTCCCTTACATATCCACAGCATCTCTGTGAATACATAAAGTATGACTTAAGGCAATGACCTTTGGTTAATTACTTTCGGCGTGTTTTATAACGATTAAATAACGCCAATATCCTCAAATTCATCGATATGATCATCAATTGTACGATCCCTATAATCGGTTTCAAGCCCCATACGACTTTCCAAGAGCTGTGAAACTGCCATCTTTATTGATTGGAATTAGAGTTGGGGTCATGTTTTTTCCGTTCCATTCGAGGATTGCGATACCCATCTGCCAATTAGCCACAGTTCGCGTATAAGAGGCTTTTGCCTTATTCATAAGATTACCTACCTCAATGCCATATAAAGGTCTGTAATGACCTCCTATGCCCTCAGAATAGGCACTCATGCCCAACCTGTGCGTGTGTCCAATAACGCAACTTTTGCCCGTTTTGCGACTAAGGTTCAATGCAGTCATTCCAGCATTTGGATTGGCATTGCCTTCATCACCATGAGCCAATACCCAGCCCTTTTCAAATTCGTAAAATGTCTTATGAAATGTAATTCCTAAATTCTCAAAATCCATGAACTTTGCATATTGTAATTCTGGAAGGCTGATCAAGCCCGGCACTTTTAAAAGAGTGTTATAAAGGCGATCAGTATGATTACTGCGGACAATATGAGCCTCTTTAGCATTTTCAGTTAATGACCAAAGGATCTCTTGAGTAGCTGTGCGATCTTGGTCAAGAGTTTGTTGATAAGCCAAAGGTGTTTTCTCAGCCCATCGAGAAATGGTTTGAAAGTCAATCTCATCGCCAACACATAGAACGCTGTCAAACTTCTCACGCCTTGCAAGTTTGATGACATTTTTGACTGCTTGCTCATGATGGTATGGGATTTGAAGATCGCTGATAACTAAATATCGCTTAATCGTCATCCTCATCGTCAGATGGGTCTATGCTAGGAATAATCCCACCATCGCCAACAACCCAATTAGGAAATGTTTTGATTTCAGTCATGAGCCAAAATGCGTGTTCTGGTGTAAATCCTGCTTTCCTTGCAGCTTTGTAACATTCGTGCAACGCAATGTAATGCGCATCAATCTTTGATGGATCAGGAGTGTGGCGAACTACGCGCCTATTGATCTTTGTCCGTTTAGTGGTTTTGCGTGTGTTCGCCATAAATAAATTATCGCTTAACTATTAGAGAATACAGATCATCAACACGCTGTTCTAATCTGTTCAATTGATCCTTCATGCTTGAGCCACCATTAGGTCTTAGTTCTTGCAGGTAAGATTTAATAACCCAGCGTAGAACCAACAATCCAGTCGCGCTTAAAGTGCTTGCGCCAACGGCTAATCCAACCCATTCGTTTGGTGTCATTTCGCATTAACGCCATAATCATGCTCAGCACCAGATGTTGGATCAATTGCCTTAGCCAATGGTGCAACTAATGAACCTAGCAGAATTGCATACTCTGGGCGAATGTCAGCAACAATTGCCAAGACGACAGTTAAACCACTAGCTGCAACAGCTCTTAGATATGACTTGATTGCTGCTTTGTGTTTCTTAGATAGTTTCATTACTTGCCTCCTAGTAGTGGGATGTTAAAGAACTCGCCTTTTTGATTTGGTTTGAATGAGATATGAATATGTTTTGTGTGTGGATTAATTCCACGATATTTGACAAAACGCCAAAATGACTTAGCACTAGCAATCTTGCCACAATGGATTATGTAACTAATCCGCTTATCAGTTTTTGCAGCAACTCTAATTTGCTCTGCTAAGTAAATGCTCATTTCAGGCTGATCACATAATTTGGCATCGACATCGATAGCACAAACTTCACCAGTTTTAGGCAGCGGATTGTGATCGCTCTTAGTGTTTTGGTGCTTTTCGTTTCCGATCCAACCATCCGACTTGCGCGATCTATCAGCAAAACTGTCGTCAATCTGCTCACGCATTTGAACAGCAGCTTTAGATAACCAAGCCTTCATTAGCCAAGTATCGTTTGTAGTTCATCATCAGTTAAACCAATGCGATCAAGAATTGCTGCTTTTGCAACAGCCTTTGCTTTTGCTTGCGCTTTGCGTTCTAATTCTTGGTCAGCCCAAAGTTTTCTGTCTGCTAAAAATGCTTCCTTTTTTTCTCCAGTTAATTCAATTACTGTGTCGCCATCTTGGACTAGTATTTTTTCGTTATCTGATTTTGTCATTTTGTCCTATTTCTCATATCCATAAACGGTATATGTGCCTGTCATAGTTCCTGATGCTCTAATAATACTCATTGAGTCAAAAGATGTAGTGGCTAAAAATCTTCCGCCACCTGTATAAGTGGTAGAAGTTCCCAAAATACTGGTTTGAGTATATCCAGTCTTAACGCTTGCAAAAGGATTAAAAACTTCGATACTGTAATATGTTGGATTACCACTTGCAGCAAAACCAAAAGTAGTCCAAGAAGATTGAGTATTGCCGCTATTATAGTTTGTCACGGCACTTGTATCATAATCAGCACCAACATTTGAACATTCATAATTACTGGTAGTGTCGTCTGAACCCGATGCTCTTAATCTTGCATTAAAATTAGCACCTGCAGAAACGGTACTTACATTCACTATAATTTTATAATTATCGTAAGTTGCACTAAATGTATTGGCTGGTAAAGAAAAACTGGTGACGGCACTAAATGATGTACCATTAATTTTAGTTAAAGCACCGCTTGAAGGTGTAGCCCATTCAGGAGCGGTTGCACCAGAATTTACTCTCAAAATTTGATTGGCAGTTCCAAGTGCCAATCTAGTTTTAACATTGGCAGTTGATGAGCGATAAGCAAGATCGCCAAGAGTTGTTTCAGGATTTAAGTTTTTAGTTGTTGTATCAACAGATGATCCAAGCGTGCGAATAGCAGCTGCGCCATCCTTGACCAGCGCGGTGTCGTCTGGTGTTGTCCAGCCATAATTGGTAGTGGTTGCCATATTGTCCTTTATCTCAGGCTACGATTGTAGCGTATTCCCATGTCAATGTTGGGCTTAAAGTGTTCCATGCCTCTGTGATTGGTGTTGTATTCCAACGCATCGCCACTTGACTATAAGCCACAGGCGACAAGTTAATTGTCAGGAATAATTCGTTAAACCTAGTGCTCCATGACCAACCTTCGACATATCCTTCAAACTCACCTGATGAAATTTGAGCAGGTAGGTTTTGCAGGTTTAGCGGTTGCCCCATGAATACGCCAAGCAGATTATCCCGATCACTATTATCAATCTCTGGATTTGTGATTGGGAAGGTAATACTCTGGAATGCTGGTTGTGGGAATGCTCGTTGGGCAATATACCGATCTGCCACAGCTTGAGCATCAACGGCTGAATGTAGCACCGAGTTTATGCTTTCGGCTTTGTAGCCATAGGTTGCAATAGAACTTGCCGATGTTGCAGTTTTTTGTGATCCAAAATTATTGCCATAATTGATATACACATCATTGCGAATATCACCTGACCTTGTAATGGTGCTTAGTCCTTGACCTAATGCATGATTGGCACTCAGATCAACATATCCGTTTGTAAGCAGATAATTTTGCCTGTGATCTGCATCGGCATAACCAATGTTGCCTTCATTGTCCTCATATAAATATCCAAATGCTGAGTTAGCAATAAGGCTTGCAATGTTGTAAATCGTGTCTGGTTCGGCTGCTCTGTTTTCCATTGTGTATAAGCCCGGCTGATCTATCTCACCAAGTCCTAGATTTAGCGCATTAGCCCATGTTTCAGTTGCATCGTAACCTGCCCAAGTTGTAGCTGCTGGAACATCATTCCAAGTGCCAAGTAATACGCTAGACAATAAATCATAAATCTGATTGCCATCCTCATCCTGTGAAATTGTGCCGGCATATAATTCTTTTGCTAACTTGACAAGTGATCCCATTGCGAGGACTGAGTATTCAATAACAGTTGCATTTGATCCAGTTGCGCCAACGCTAACTGTAATATCAGTTATGTCGCCACCAAATATATTGACATAAGCGGCTGATGTATTTTTGACTTGCAGACTGAAACTATCGTTAATGTCAAATGGTAAAGTTTGACCAGACAACGCCACAAATGTAATTTGCAAATAAGATGGATTTGGTTGCTGGTAAATGTCATCGCGACCAGCTTGATGCTGAATATCGCTTATTGCAATGTCTGTGTAATCAACACCTGCAACTGTGAGTTTCCAATCAGGCGACCATGCAGTCATTATCTATCTCGTAATGCTGTCTGTGATATTGATGGTGTGGATCTTGATGCGCTTTGATTTACCACCTTAGCCACAGCTCTTGCAGCACCTTCACCATCTATTGCATTGACTGTGATATTAACTGGATTGCCTGAGCCATAAGTAAAGTTTGATCCGCCTCTAGGAACAGATGGCAATGATGATCTACCTGCTGATGGTGCTGGGTTAGGTAATGCTCCAATATTAACTCCGGGAATTATATTAACTACTCGGATTAGTTCATTGGCAAGTGATACAACCAAGCCAATTGCTTCTTTTAAGAATGTAATAAATCCTGAAATGATGCCTGAAATACTTGCAATAGTCCTGCCAAAACTTGCAGCACCTTGTTGGGTTTCTGTCAATGCTGCATTTAATCCTGCATCGCCTGTAAGTCCTGCAATAAATCCATTTAGTGTTGGAATGCCTTTGTCGTTTAAGAAGGTAATAAATTGTTCGACAAATGGCAACAATGCAGATCCTAGACTTTCCTTAGCCTCATCAAATGCAACAGTTAATCGATCAATCTTGCCTTGAAAGGTTTCTGCGTTTGTAGCAGCTGCGCCACCATAAAGTTCTGCAAGTTTGGCTTGCACCTCAGTAAATGACAATGTGGATAATTCTGCTTTAGATAAGCCAAGTCCTAATCTGCCTAGAGATGTAACATTGCCATCTTGAGCACGACCTAACGCGTTGGCGACCTGCTCTAAATCTTTACCAGATGCCTTGCTTATGTCTAACGCTAGTGTTAATAACTTTTGTGCTTCTTCAGTATCTTTAGTAGATACAGCCAATCTTTGTAATGCCGGTCTAAGCTGATCATCGGCAACACCTGTGGCAAGTGATGTTTGCAGGATCATGTCCTCGGTTGCCTTTATTTGGGCATCAGTAGCACCTGTGGCAGCCCGTAATGCATTGGCTAACCTAAGTTGTGCAGCCTCATCTTCTATCGCAGCCTTAACCCCATCAACGGCTAATTTAGTGCCATAGGCAACGGCAGCAGCAGCAGCAACGGCAAATGCAGCAGCAGCCTTTTTTCCAAATGCCGCTATTTTTTGACTATTGCTTTCAACGGCATTGTCGGCTTGATCTAATTTCTTTTTTAAGTCATCAATATCCGCAAGGATCTTGAGCGATAAGGTTCTACTATCTCTTGCCATTATGACCACTTATCCAAAATGCGATTGTATGCAGCTTCCCATCGGTTAATCAATTCAGGCTG